AGTACAGTCATAACAGTCTAGCGAACTATGATTTAATGAAAAATGTGCTGGAATTTCCATTTTACTTTTCAAGTAATCCATTACTTCTTGCTTAGTCCAGTTTTCTATTGGGTGTAAATGCTCAACTCCATTAACAATATCCTTATCTTTTACAGGGTATTTATGAGATTCATCAATACGTTGCCCTGTAATTAAACGCTTAATCCCATAAGTATCTACTGTTTTATTTATGTGCTTTGATATATTTTCATTACAGCACTGTAAATAGCTTTGTATTTTTACCTTTTTTATTCCTGTAATTTCTTGCCCTAGTGAAGTCCAATCAATCGGTACAACATCACTCGGTAATCCTTCTTTAATATTCTGACTATCCCTATCAGTTTTTACTTCTACAAAATTAGGGCATATTCTTTGTGCTAGTTTTGTTTGCTCTAGCAACTCTGGGTAGTTTTTACCTGTGTTTACCCATATAACTAAAATTTCATCTAACCTATACTCATTTAGCCATAAACAAGCCCATGAATCTTTACCTCCAGAAAATGCTAGTGCAGTATTCATTAGAAATACATTGCAGCCATCGTACCTGCTTGCATTAAACCACTTTGCATATTATTAGAACTTGCTTGATTCTGATTAAATACATTCATATCAGCCTGACCCTGTAACTGCGCCCCTTGCATAATCGGTGCGGGTTGCACGTTTGCACCGCCCTGATAACCCAAATTGCCAGCAAACGGATTATTAACCTGCGTACCTGACATAAGCGCGTTAATCTCGTTAAGCGGTGTTTGACGCTGTGCAAGCAATTCAGAGATGTATTGTTGACGATTTTGAGTGTCCATGCCGAACTGTTGATTAGCCGCGTTTCCAGCGTTAATTTCAGCGTTACCTCTAGCATCGTTGTAACCGCGTGTGATTTGATTTTGCGCGTCATCGTAGGCTTTAGTGCCTGGACGAATACCTGCTGCAATCAGTTTAGAATTTGTGTTATCACGACTATTGGATGTATCCTCGTTTACGCGACCCATCAGCGCATCGTAAACTTTTGACCTAGTAGCCGCGCCATCACCAACGGCAGGTGCGCCACTAAAGTCCATTTTTTTACCAATAATGTCTTTTAGTGCCTCTGAACCAGTAATTCCGACATCACCAACATTGGTGCGTTGAGTTACGCTTTTATCGTAAATTAATTTCTCTGCAGGGGATAATGTTTGAGTTACTGTGCCAATATCAGGGTCACCAGTTGCGGTGTAAAAAGCGTTTTTATCAGGAGCTTTACCACGACCACCACGTTCAATGAATTTGTCATAAGCTTGTTGATAGCCAGCCTCATCAAATGTAGGTTCACCACCATATTTAACAGTCTGCGTACCGTATGGGTTTATGATATTCGGGTTATTTAGTTTTGCTGTAGCGCGAGCTGCTTCAAGGTTTGCTTTGCCTTGTTCTCTTGCCGCCGCCGCGTAATCAGGGGCATCAGGGGTACTCCCCTTTTTATACAGAATAAAACCGCAATCAGACATATAGCCTGTTGCAATTTTATGTAGAAGTTCTAGTATCCAGTGTCTTATCATTCCGCGATTCCTTTAACCATCTGCAATCTTTCTTATACATTGAAAGTAAAATTGCATCCCCATCTGGGAAATAGTCTTTAAGATCCGTGTCGCGGATAAAGCCAAGTTTAATATTAAGTTTTAATGCTCTATCGTTATTCTCATGTACCAATACGTTACATTTTTTAACGCCTAACTGATTAAATGGGTAATCAAATATCGCCCAATAAAACCACCTACTTGTTGCTTTCGGATTATCACAGCGCGAGGACATCATAATCGAACCACCTGCGCCTGTAAATCCATCGTACATAATACCTACTACTAACTCCCCATCTTTGATAAGCCCAATTCCTGTTGCACCTTGAGCGTATTTCCCACCTGATTTTTCTGTAACCCACTTGCCTACAAGCTCACTGTCTTGCGTAAATCCAGTAAATCCTTCAGGTATCCAAAGCATGAGTTATATTACCTACATTATTTATCTAGTGCAACTATTTATAGCATCCCGCCTTTTTCGTAGATGTAATCATTAGCTAACCATTGAACAATCAAATTTTTAGTATCAATTTTCAGTTTTCCAGCAACGCAACGACCTTGATATGCGCTTGGTGAAGTCCATTGCTGTACGATTTCTAATCCTGATGACCAATAAGAACTATCCCATAGCGCAGTATCCCATAATGCAGAATTAACAGAATTGTAAGTAGCCGTTCCTGTAATCGGATTGTTGCTAAAATCTACATCAATATCTGTCAAGAAGCTAATACTTCCGTTTGCCGATAAAATTGGCTTAAACATCTTGAACTTTTTAATATGCGCCATATCACCAAGATAGTTAAAAGCGCATTTAGCATTGGCACTGATATTCGCACCATTATCCCCTACTCCTGTCCAAGCCTTTACTACTTTAGTGCCTTCAACATAATATAATTCGTTGTTGAACTGTGCAAAATCCTCTGCGTTCCAATTCGTAAATTTGCACCATGATTTCGTAATCGTATTCATCACGTACTGCTCATGCGTACCATCTTCAGCAATCGGGATATTTACTATCAATGCTGACTGCGTAGGGAATAATTGCGCTACCCACCCAAAGTTACCGCTATAAGCGAGTGAAGCCTCATTAAACGCATTTTCTATCTTAAACGATACTGCTAACTTGTAATCAATCGAAGCTGACTGAACTGCTGCGCTTAATGGAAATACGCCATTTTGAGTGATAATTAGCAAGTCACCAGCCAGTTTTGATAAACACCTGCGACCAATCGGCTTGCCTATCTTGTAAAGCCCTACCATCGCCCAATCTGTTGCGCTACTTGGGTTAGTTCCAGCGTAAACTATAACCTCACCCTCTGACGTTACGAATACAGCCCTGTCGTCTGGGCCATCACCTGCATCCATCGTAAACGTACCCATAGCCATTAAATAGCCACCTTCTTGCGCCACACCAGCAAGACTAAATTCAGTTAATGCGCCACCTGCTACCCCTGCTGACAAGTACCAAAATGATAGCGATTCTTTCTCGATAAACATCAACCGACCTTTAAATAGGCTTACGCCTATTAAATCAGTTGTGGTAATTCCAGTTAGCGCAGGGCTTGTTACACCATCAACGGCTGTCCATGTAGCCCCATCGTAATACAGTGGTTTATCAACGCCATTTAACATAATAAGCCACTGATTCGTGCCATCACCATACGTTACCCATTGGTGCTTACCATTCGTTCTAGCGGCTTTAGAAGCCCCTACAGCACCAGCAGAACTAACATCATATACACCACTTGCAGTCACGGCATACATCTCATTCGCACCGCTCATTTTGTTATAAACTGCCAGCGTTTTACCTGTACCTGTCATGCCTGTCGCATGGTCATCACTTCCACCACGAATTTCAACGTATGACGTTTTTGGAAACCAGTTTTCTAAATAAACCGCATCAGTAGCTTTCATTTCAGCTAACGAATCACGAGCGTTCCAACCGCCTACAGGTGCAGGAAATGATTGCGAACCTGCAACCGTATCTCTAAGTGACTGACCTTTTACTCGTTTTGGTACGCGCATTATGGGATATTCCAAGAGCCACTAGGCACAAACGTACCTGGCGAGGCAATATGCTCGGTATTATCCATACGCAATGTCGGTTTTCCAGCATCACGCCCTATCGCATCTTTTACTTGCGCTTCATACGTGGCAAATAGCTCTGAATAATCCAAGCCTTTTTCACGCATCCAACGCCAACGTAATCCCATTAGAACAATCGTATCAGGCAGTAATAGTGTGTCAGTATCAAGCGTAGATATGTTTTTGTAGGTGATGCCATCAATGCCTAAAATCCAGTTCTTGCTGATATACTCAAACGCCCAATCATGCCCTGCTACTGGGACTGGATTAACCATTAAATTACCGCCACGTATGCGGAATTGGTAACGTGGCCCTGTCATAACAACCGCTTTTAATCCTTGCCATTGACGTGAATTGATAGGGCCTATCACTGGCAATCTGTCAGTTCTATCCCAAATCGTCTGATTTTTAATATGCCTAAAGCCATTTGTAGCGATTGTACCGATAGCACCCTGCGATTCAGTTGCTAGTGTCGTATGGGTAGCCTCAAGTGTAAGGGCTTCCCAATCACCACGCGCTGATAAATCGTTGCCTTCTTCCTCTAAAAGAGCCTTAATCTGCAATACTTGAGTGTCTGTAGAGCCATTAACCGTTGCAGGTTTAGGAATACCGCTACGCAAGCAAAACTGTTGAACAAGCTCTAATACATTCATGGTTTATCCTTATTTACCGCGCTTAACACCAACAACAGGTTCGTCATCATCGAGAATATCAGCCACGCCAATAGTATCTTGAGTAATCGAAACAACATTTTGATCGTTGGTATTGGTTTCATACATTGATAGTCTACGCTTCATATCATCAAGTTTTTCAGTCTGACTGTTGATTACAGCCTCTTGATTAGCAAATTTTTTCTGCAAATCAGCCATTTGGATAGCCAACGCGCCATTATCTTTTAATTGCAATAGCCAAGCCTTAGCCTTGTTTTTTAAATCAATCCCACCCATGCCAACGCGCTTAATTCCCTCGTCATTCATAGCCGCCAAGTCCTCAACGGTTAGAACTGACATTTTAATCAGCGTTTCTTGCTGTGCTGGTGAAATAATACCCCAACCGCGAATTGCTGTGCCGACAACTGGCATATCCTGTCCATTTTTGAACGCATCATAGGCTTTTTTGTAATTATCAAGCCATGCTTGCGGAATTCTGTTGTTACGAACATCTTGGTCTAAAATATCAAACCACGCCTTAACCTTGTATTTCATCACGTCTTTGCTGTAAGGTGGAGTGATTAAAGCCATATCAATGTCTTTTGCAACATAGTGACCTGCCTGTAATGTAGCTTGAACATCTTCTCCTGCAATGCGCTTC